GGGCTGGTTGGCGGATCGACATACGACGACCCTCTACCGCCTCTGCGCCCCATGGCGCCGCCGCCATTGCCGCCGGATCCAGAATAGGCCTGGATACTGCTTGGGTTGTACAAAATAAAACCATCCTGCCCAGGCTGACCGCCAGGCCCGCCTTTGCCGGAATTACTGCCAGCGCCAACGCCGCCACCCAGCCCGCTTTTCGCTGTTTTTGTGCCGAACGATGTATCGCCGCCGGGGCTGCCGCTTGTTGCAAACACCTGGTTGTTTCCGGCGGTGCCGCCGCTGCCGCCAGCGCCGATCACCACGGTGGTGGGGCCGGTCACAGTCAGCACCTCTTCGATGTCCTCTCCGCTGCCGCCGCCGCCACTGCCGCCGCCGTTATAGGCAGAGCCGCCCCCACCGCCGCCGCCGCCCACCAGCCGCACCATGACCACACCGCCCAGCGCCAGCAGGCGCGCGCTTGGAGTGAAGGTGCCGCTGGTGAGAAATTCCTGCGTCTTGAGAATGCGCGGCAGCAGGGGCACGTCGCTGGAGTTTTTCGCGGCACGTTCCGCCGCATCCAAAACAACAATATCAGTCATATCAAACCTCGGTAGCGTCAATCTTTGTCACGTTGCCCGTGGTGGGGTCGCGGGTAATCGTCTCGGTGCGCGTCTTGCCGCCCCACACCACCTTGCGGGTGGCGATGCGGCCCTGCACGTCGCGGGTCAAAACTTCAGTGCCGTTCTTGCTGTCTTGCACGAACGTCGAGCCGGTGAGCACGCCATTGCCATCTCGCGTGAGCGTGATGTTGGTGGGGCCAGCCGTGGGGCTGGGTGCTGAACTGCCCGGCCCTACCAGCACCCAGTGCACCGGGTCATTCACCGGCGGCGTGCTGATGCCGGAGTGGGGCACGATGCAGCGGAACCTTGCCCCGCCTGTTTCATCGCCCCACACCACTTTGTTGAGCGGGTAATCACCACCGGCCACCCAGGTCACCGCAACACCATCAGCAGCTTGAGCCGCAAGATCGGCTTGCGCGGCGGCGTAATCGGCGGCGGTCTCGGCATCGTCAGCAGCAACGCCGGCGGCGAGCACGGATTGAGCGGCGGATTGGGCGGCGCTGCTCACGCCCTGCGCCAGCGCGTTGGCCTGACCGCTGAACGGGTTGAGCTTGAGGCCAAGGTCTTGCGCCTTGGCGTCGAACACCGCAGGCGGATCGGTCGCCAACGGTGGATCGAACACAACATCAATCGTCGTCATTTCAAATCCATCCCTTCAAGTTCAATCGAGACATCGCTATACATTGCATAGCTGATGAGGATTTCCCACGTCTTGTAAAAGCCGTAAACGCCCGTGGCGTTCCACCGGCCAGAGGCGTTCCAGAACAGCACCTTGGTACGGCGCTGCACCATAAAATCGTGCAGTGCATCCAGCTCGCAGTTGGGCAGCGTCAGTTGCAGGCGTATCTGGTCTGAGTACGCACCCTCTGCAAGCGTCACGGCCCCCCACTTGTCGCGCTCCTTGCGGCTGTAGTCGTCAATGCCCAACCGCAAACCAGTACGCACGCCCAAGCCAAACGTGGTGATCTGCCCCGCAAGAATCGCGCCCACGGCGCAGTTGTTGCCGCCCGTCACTTCGATGCGAAGTACGACATTGGGGTACGTGGGCAGGTCGTAAAAATGTTTTTGCGTGATCGGCACCCTTCGGCCAAAGCACCACTGCCACCAGCTCGCCGTGGTGATGACGCGGCCCACCGCCAACACGCCGGTGTCGAACACCACACCCGCAATGGGGTCGGTGAGCGTGATGCGCAGCGTGTTGCACTCATGCATGTGCAAAACGTGAATGGCGTTGATGGCATAGCCCGGTTTGAACTCATGCCAGAACCCGCCCGCCTGCTGCGTGGCCGTGATGCGGCTGGTGTCGAACGCGGCAAATCGGTTGGTCGGACCCACGCGCAGCCACCACACTGCGCCGGAAATGTCGGGCTGCTTGCCGATGTTGAGGTCGCCTTCGGTTCCCGTGGTCGCCGCGCTCTCCCAAACCGCGTGCTCAAAAATCACACGGTCGCCAAGCTGGTACGTCGCGGTGGCGTTCCACAGTGGCGCGTCGTTTTCCGGCACGTTGGTGGCGATCAATTGATCGGCCCCCAGCGTGAGCGGGTCGGTGATGATCAGGCTGCGGTTCATACCGTTTCTTCTTCTTCCATCGGAATGCCCAACGCTTCCCACTTGCGCAGCAGGCGGGCGATCTGCGCCTGATATTCAAGGCTGGCGGCGGCTTGCCGCTGCTGTTCCTCGCGCAACTGGCGGATTTCTTCCAGCAGAGCCTGGTTGCTCTGCACCGTGGGCTGTGCAATCGCCTGCACCACGGCAGGCGTGACGGCTACCTGAGCAGGCATCGGCGACACGCCACCCATGCCCGCATTTCCAAGTCCAAGCATCTGCATGCCCGTGCTGTTGGTGGGCGCGCTCGACACGCTCGAACCGGCTGAACTCGCGGCACTCTCCGCAGCACTGCCAGCGAAACCGTAGGCATAGGCCGCACTGTCTTGCAGGCTTTGAGCGGTTGCAGCGCGGATGCGTTGCAGGTCGAGCATGCTTCCGGCTTCGGCCTCGGCAGCTCTGAGCAGGTTTCCGCTCAAGCTGGTGAGTTGCTTGGCCGCGTCCTGATCGCCCGCTCTGGCCTGCGCGGTGGTGATGGCAAATTGCGCTTCCCAATACGCCAGCCCCTGGTCGGCGGTCTCGGCAATCTGCCCACGGATTCGGCGAACCTCATCCATCAGACTGTCGCCGATCTGCCGCCACGCATCACTGACCTGATTCGCGGCTCGCTCGGCGGCACTGCCGCTGTTGGAAACCGCGCTGGTGTAATTGTTGATATGCCCCACCGCCCCGCCGATGCTTGAGCGTGCGGTATAGAGCGAGGCGCTGATGGTGCCGATAGCTGACGAAAACCCGCTGTACGCCTCTGCGAACTCGCTGGAGCTGAACACCGCCGTCATCTGGTTGATGGTCGCCACGGCCTGGTTGACAACGCCTGCAAGCCCTTCGGCGGCGGCACTCGATCCGGCCACCATGTTCTGCGCCGCGATGCTTCCGCCTTCGGCGACTTGGCTGCCGCCTATGGCCCCACCGGCAGCCACGGCACTTGCGCCTGCGGTTCCGCCCACGGCCAGCGCCTCAGCCGCAGCGGTGGCCCCGGCCACGTTCATGGCGGCGGCCTCAGCCGCGCCCATCGTCATCTGCATCACCAGCGGGTCAACAATGCCCGCCATCACCGTGCCCATCACCGAATCGAGCAACGCGCTGGTGATGGCTTCCATGAACAGGTCGCCCGCTTTCTCCTGCCCCAGTCGCGCCGCTTCACCGGCGGACGTGGCCTCTTGCAAAACGGATGCGAACAAGCCACGCACACTGTCTTGCGTGAGGCCGAGCGACTCGCGCATCTGGCCCATCATCTCGGCAAAGCTGCCGCTGATGCCGAGCAATGCAGCCGTCAGTTGCTGGCCCTCTGCCGTGGCAAGGTCTTGCGCACGAATCATCTCGCGCAAAGCGCCTGTGCTGTTGGGCATCGAGACACCGATGGCATCGAACTGCTCGCGCATCTGATTCAGCCCAATGGCCGCTCTCTCTCCGGCGCTGTAGTAGTTCTGCACGTATTGCGCAAACACCTGCTGCATGTTGTCCATGCCGCCCAGGAACTGGCCCACGGCCCACACCGCATCCTGCGTCGCCCCGGAGAACTCCGCGAAGTTCTCGGTCAGTTGTTCGATGATTTTGTACGTGTTGGCAATGCTCGCCGTGTACTGCTCATACACCGCCGCCGACTGCGCAAGCACTTCTTCATTGGAGAGCTTGGTCGGGTCGATCTTGCTCAACTCGGTAATCGCAGCATCGGCCTGCCCCTTGGCCCAACCCGGAAGATCGAGTTCTTTGAGCGACGACAGCGCGGCGCTGTACATGTGCCGCATCATGTCTCCCTGGGTTTCCCAGTGCGTGGCGTAATCCTTCTCGGCCTGCGTGGTGCCGTAATCCGCCAACACCTTGTCGCCCTGCGAAATGGCGATGTGGCCGAACCAACTGTTGTGTTTCCCACTTTCCTTCGCAAAACCGAACTCGGTCACCAGATCGTCGGCACTCTGGCCGACGGTCTTCAACAAGTTCTCGATGGGAGCCTGAATGCCAAGCGCGATCTGGCGGCTGGCTTCGATCATCTTGGGTTCGTTGTACAGCGGGTTGTGGTCGAAGTCGCCCCACCAGCCTTTGCTCTCCGGGTCAACATAACCCGCGCCACGGTAGTAGTCGCCCCAGTTCTGCCCTTCCATCCACGCCCGCATGTCGCCCAACATGCCGTCCTTGCCGTAGCCCTCGGCACTCAGCAACCCGGCCATGTTCGCGTTGAGGTACAGCGCCAGGGCACGGTCGTTGATGCCTTCCAGCATCGAAGCATCAATCGAAGGCAGTTGCGTGGCCGTGGAGCGCGCCACACCATCATCACCCGTCACCCAATTGCCTTGCGACTGCGAGCGCAAATTCGCGGCATCAATCCGCGCATTCATCTCCGCGATCATCGCGTCGCGGTCAGGCAATTCACCCGTCGTCAAATTGAAATTCGTACTGCCCGCCGCAACACCAGGAACATTGCTGCGCGTGCTGGCAGCGCCCCAGTAACGCTCATAGGAGTTGTCGAACATCTCGTTGAGCATGCCGACGATGAGGGGGATGGCGAGGACGCCTGCGCCAAGGCCTGACAAGGCGCCGCCACCAGCGGCTCCGCCGCCGGTGGAGCCAACCACGGTGCCCATGGTGTTGCCAGCCACGCCGGCGGCGGTGTTTGTAGCGGCATTAGCCGCCACAGTGGACGCCGCCATGCCCTGCCAGCCATTGTTGGCCGCGATGAACGCGCCCAGGCTATCGCCCCCCATCGCGCCCACGGTGTTTGCATAAGCCAGCGTGCCGTATCCAGCGCCAGCCGCATTACCGTAACCAAGCGCGCTGCCGATGTACCCAGCGATCCCGTACCCATTGGTCGCCATGCCGTAGGCGCTGTAGAGGCTGCTTGCGTTGTTGGCAAGGCCAAGAATGCCGCCGCCACTGCTGCCACTGCCACCGCCCATGAGGCTCATCACGGCGCCGGTGAGCAGGTTGCCTACGGGGCGCACCATCATCTCGATGGTGGGCCTCAGGACGAGGCTGTTGAACATGCCGATCAGGCTCTTGCGCAGGGATTTGGCAAGGCTCTCGCTGCCGTCAAAAGCGCGCATGAAGGCGTCGGTGAGGCTGTTGCTGATGGAGTCGGCGGTCTTGTTCCACTCTTCGATCGCAATACGCTGCAGCTCCGCCTCGCCTTCCAGCACGGCCTTTTGCCGCGCCATCTGGCGCGCGGCTTCGCGGTCGGCCTCGTTGGCGAATGCGGTGTTCTTGATGCGATCAAGCTCTTTAGCAAGCTCAATCTCAACCTTGCGCAGTGCGTTGATGCGTGCACGCTTGTCGGCGGTGAGGCCGAGCATGGAGGCCTCTTGCTGATTGAGCCTGATTTGCTCTTGCGCGGCGCGGATGCCTTCTTGCAGTTCCTGATTGATGCGTTTGGCGGCGGCCTCTTTCATGGCCTGCGTCAGATGGGTGTTGGCGTCGGCTTCCTGTTGCAGCTTGGCGATGTAGTCGTCTGACGCGCCCATGCGCCTGGCGAGTTCCAGCGCGTCCTTGGCCAGCGCCTCGCGGTGCTCCTGAATCGCTTCCTTGCCCTTGCCCCAGACGGCGTTGGCGGCGTCAAGCTCGGCGGCCTGCCGTTCGATGGAGCCGGCTCGGTTCTCAATCTCTTCGATCAGCTTTTTCTGAGCGTCGAATGCCTCTTTTCTGGACTGGTTTGACTTTTGCCATTCGGCGTACTCTTGGGCCAGCGCCAGGGCTGCTTCTTTGTTGGCGCGCGCCACGCCGCCTATGCTGGTTTGCAACTGCTCCTGAATTTGCAGCACCAGCTTTTCACCTGCGGTGAGCTTGTCGGCCTGCGCGCCGCGTTCGTCCAGCGCGCGGGCGTAGGATTTTTCTTCTTCGATCAATGCGCGGATGCGGGTGAGTTCGGCTTCGCCTTCTTTCTTGTCTTGCAGGTCTTTGAGCAGTGGAGGGTGTTTCAGGTCGCGCAATGCACCGTTTAGTTTGCCCAAGGTGTTCACACCGCCATCAGCCGTTTCATTCCATACCCGGTTGATGCTGGCTCCGGCTTTTTCACCCATGGCCGTCAGGTCGGCCGTCAACTGTTTGATGGTGTCGCTGATGGAGCCTGCGGCCTGTTTGACGCTCTTGCCTTCCGTGCTCTCGCCCGACAGAGATGTCTTGACACGATCAAAAGCGTTTTTTACGGCTCCTACCGGGTTGGTGGCGGACGAAGCGGCGTCAATGACCGTCGATAGAACGGGGCTTTCCTTGGCCTGATCCGCAATCGCCATGGCTCCGCCAATGGCGGTGCCGACCATCATGAACGCGGTGCTGACGGCCACGGCCACGCTGTACAGGCCCTTGAGGCCCATGCTGAGTCCGCGCGTGACTTTGTCGAGCGTTTGAGAATCGTTGGCGGTGCCGATGATTTCGCTGGCAAGCGATTGCAACGTGGGCAGCAGGCCGGCGGCGATTTGCGTGCCGGTGCCCTTGATGCGTTGCTGCATCAAGTCCATCGTGCCGGTGAAGGTGCGGGCTTTGTCGGTGGTGTCCTGATCAAGCGTGAGGCCAAGGCGCTTGGCGGTGGCGTCGTATTCCTCCAGCCCTTTGCGGCCAAGGTTGAGGACGTTGAGCATTTCCGCGCCGCTCTTGCCGAACAGCGATTGCGCCAGGGCTGCCTTGGCTGCGCCGGATTGGTAGTGGCTGAACTTTTCGGCCACGTCGCCCAACACGTCGCGCGTGGGGCGCAGGGTGCCGTCGGCGTTCTTGACCTTGATGCCCATGGCCTCGAATGCCTTGTTGCCTTCGGCCATGGCGCGGTTCATGCGGCCCATGCTTTGCTCGAGCGCGTCGTTGCTCATGCCGGCCTGCTTGTAGGCAATTTGCAGGCCGGCAATGTCGCGCACGGCAAGGCCCGTTCGTTCCGACAATCGTCCCACGGCGTCGGCGGCTTCGATACTCCCCTTGATGAAACCGGCGAACGCCTTGATGGACAGGCCCGCGGCAAGGCTTGCGAACATGCTGCCGAAGGCGGACTTGACCCGGTCGATGGAGCGGTTGATTTGCCGCATGGCCTGATCGACGGTGCCCACCGCGCCGGTCATGTCGGTGCGCAGGCGCGCGAGATCGGCGGCCATGTCGATCATCAACTGGCCTATGGATTGCATTGCGTTCTCCGATCAATCGTTAGCGCGCTTGCACAGCCGTTTGAGGCTTTCGGTGAGCTTGTCGGCCACCACGTCGTCGTCGTAGAGGTCGTCGGGATCGCCCCAGGGCGGAAAGTCGCCGGGGCTGTTGAGTTCCGCGCAGTACTCGCCAGAGGCGCGTCTCATGGCGTTGAACTCCCACGGAAGCAAATCCGTGCAGGTGCGATCCGACCAGGCGGAAAGTTCAGCCGAGCTGATGGGGGCCAGCCCCATGCCCGCCGCTTGTGCGGGGCCGGCCTGCATGAGCCAGACATACAGGTGCTGGCACTGCTGGGGTGGCATGCGGATTTCTCCGCCGTTGTCGTGGGCGATTTCAAGCTGGGTTTTTTCGCACTGCGTTCCGTCGGAACTCTTGGGGCGCGAGTTGGCCCAGCCGAGTTGACGGGCGGCGAGGATCAGCTCGGCTTCGATTTGCCGAAAAAATTTGTCTGATCACTCAGGTAGGCGCGCACCTGATCGCCGATGTATTTGAGGCGCCGCTCGCGGTAGATGGCTTCGATGCCGCCGGGGTAGGGGAAGTTCTCGATGCTGGAGGTGACGCTCACGAGAAAGCGCGCTTCCAACTCCGCATCTTCTTCTGTCTCGTTGGCGGCCTTTCTGCCGCTTGTGATTTTTTGCATGGCGGCGCGGCGCATGGCGGCGTCGGCGCGAGCGTATTCGGCACTGGCGGGTGAATACACGTTGATGGCCACGCGCCGGCCTTCGTGCAGCATGGGATCGCCGTTGCCGTTTGGCAGGTTGATTTCAACCCGGCCCGTGGGCGAGAGAAGATAGGCGGAAAAGTCCATGCCGTCGGCGGACTTGGTTTCTGGTTTAGTCATGTTGGGCTTTCAAAAAATGGTGATGGGTGAAATGCGAACGGCCCGCGCGATGGCGGGCCGTTGTGGTGGTGTGGAAATCAGGGCGTTTCGACCATGATGCCGGACAGTTCATTTCCGGTTTCATCGAAGAAGGGGTTGAGTTCTACGCCGATGGTGGCGGCATACATCTCATTGGGGCCGCCCAGCTTGCGGCGGAAACTGGTGACCAGTCCGCGCAGGTAGAACACCACGCCGGTCTTGGCGATGCTGACGCGGAAGTTGAAGTCCAAATCACTGTCGAGAGCTTCGTCGCATGCAGCTTGTCCTTCATCGGTTTGCACGTCCACTTCGAGGTTGAGCGTGCCGGCGTCGAACGTGCCTTTGCGTTTTTCTGTTCCGCGCTGGCTTAGATAGTTGTTCTTGATGACTTCAAAGACCTTGCCGATCTCCCCACCGTTTTTGATCTTTCCAATGTTTTTGAATTGCAAAGCGGCAAAACCGGCTTCGTCAAAGGTTGCTGGATCACCACTTGCGATGGCGAATCGTGTGCCTGCTACGGCGGTGGTTTTGTGGGCCATGATGGGCTTCCTTTCAGAGTGAAAAAGCCCGCGTCAGGCGGGCATGAAAAAGGCCCGCCGGTGTTGAGCCAGCGGGCCGGATGGGTGAATGCGGTTGCGTCTATTCGTAGAGCACGATGTAGTCGCGCGGCCACGTCCAGACGGTGTGTCCGGCGTCGTCGTCGGTAATGTCTTCGGGGCCAGTTAGGTCGTGTCGAACGGCGATGACGCGGTGGCCCGCGAGCGTGATCTGCGACAGGCCATGCAGCGCGGAATGCACTGCGGCATGAATTTGCTGCACCTGCCCGACGTTGGATGCCAACGGGTTGATTTGCAGGCGCATGACTTCGTAGCCGTCGCCGGCTATGTAATCGCGCGGGTCAACGTCGATGACGCTGTACACCAGTGCTGGCATGGCTGTGCCCGCCGGCAGTTGTTTGAGTGCGTGGCGGTCACCGACCAGCGCGGTGATGGCCGGCTGGTTGATGAGCGCGGCAGCAAGAGAGCGGCTCATGCGGCAACTCCCTGTTCGCCGAGAGCCTTGCGCACATAGTATGCAAAGGCTTGCACGGCGGCTTCGTTGGCGGCGTCGAACGCTGGGCGCATGAAGGGCTTTGGGTGTGTGCCTGGGTGATCGACCTGCGGCCTTGCCACGCCAGCGAAGAACAGCGCCAGTTTGTTCTTGGGCTTGATGAGGTGCGCGGCGGTGCCGAACTCGACCATGTGGGCGTAGTACGCATCCTTGTCGCCCGCAATCACGCGGCCATGCAGCCGATAGCGATCTTTCTTTGCGATAGTCTTGACCTTGATGCTCTTGCGCAGCGCGCCGCTCTTGACGGGCACCTGGCCTTGCGCGGCCTTCTTCATGGCGTTGGCACCGGCGCGCAAGGCGCCGCGCAGA